TTACAAATATCTGCATTTGAACAGGACGCAGACAACGACGGACTTGACGACAACAGCGCCGGGTACATACAACGGCTATTCTGGCGTCATGTTCCTCGAACCAAACGTCAACAACCCGCCAACGCTCACACTCACGAACCCTGCGGATAATCAAACATTAGCGGAAGGAAACAGTTACGCGGTTGAAGGGAATGCGTCTGATTCGGACAGTGGCAACGTGATGACCGTGAAGTACAAAATCAATAATGGCACAGCGAGGGCACTCGCATCCGGGGTTTCGGATGGCAGTAGCCCTCTTTCTTTTGCCAAAACATTGAAATACAGCAACAAGCGTGTCTGGGACGGTGCCACGGATGTCTCTGGAGTTGATCTGGCAGAGAACACGGACCACACCCTCACCGTCTGGTCTGAGGATGATCAGGGCGCGAAGAGCGCAGAGGTTACCCGCAAATTCCGTGTTATCTGGAACCGCCCACCGACGATCAGTGATACCAATCGAGATCTTGGCATAATTGAGGAAGCTCCGTCCATCAATTACACGGTAACGGATCCTGAAACCAACGCGTTTACGGTCACTGAGAAGATCAACGGTTCCATCATCCGCTCATTTGCGGGTGTAGCTGGTCGCCAAGAGACAGTCACGATTCCATTGGATACTTGGCTACGCCTTGAGCCTGGAGTGCCCCATACACTTACGATCGAAGCCACCGACAACCAGGGTATGACCTCCAGCCGGGCGTACACCCTGACTCGCTTCGTGGACAAGATCATCTTCAGTGGCATGGATTTCAGCACGCTTGCAGAGGAGATCAAGACCAAGTTTACAACGGACGTGGCGGCGCAGCGCCTGCTCCTCACCCCTGTCTGGGACCTGCCTCCAGGCGTTATTCTGTTGGTAGAGGTTTGCAACAATGCATACGACGAGGAGCCTACCTGGGAAGATGCCACGGTCGAGGTGAAGCTGAACCGGGCTCACCTGTTCTCAAACACCACGAAGACAGCTGAACAGTGGGGCATCAACTTCCGGTTTGTGATTGAGAAAGGAACAGCAATCGCTCCGGTTTACTTTAGGGGCGTAGGAGGTGCTTTTGATTGAATGTACAGTTTTCGAATGAGCGGCCGTGCAGTGAGGCCCAACAGGAGCGAGAAGCCATCGAGCTGGAAAGAATGTCGCTGGGTGCTTTAGGGCAAGAGCTTGCCATGGAAAAGATCAAGGGCATGCAGAAGGACGCCCTGATCCAAGCTCTTGGCCAAGAGGTAGTAATGCTTAAGCTTGACATCATTCAATTGAAAGGAGGTGGTAACTGATGGCATTCTGGAACATTGCTTATAAGTCTAAGTGGGTCACAATCGACCAGCTCCGTTTAGCGGTAAAAACAGAATCGAATCCTTTTGGGGACATCACCCCGGAAGAGTTCGAACAAATCACCGGCCAGGAATTCTAGTCGGTGATTTTTATTTGGGGGGCTGCTGTTGCGGCTCCCTTTTCATGTTTGCCCCGAGGGGGGGTGAGGAGGGCGGCCAGCCGTGGACGAAATCAAAGATTTGCAAAAGGGGATTACCGAGATTCTGGTGGCAATCGGCAAGATCGAGACGGAGATCAAGCAGCTATCCAGTATGTCAGGGAAATTAGAACAGACAGAGAAAATGGCCATCGAAGCCCTGCAGAGTACAAAGGCTGCGCACAAACGTTTGGACGATATGTCTAAGCAGATTGAAGCATTGGAAAAGAAAATTGAGGAAGACAAGAAGGGCGGCAAGGACGACAAAAAATGGCTGGTAGGTACAGCACTCGCCCTGGTTGCAATTGTCTTGAACTTCCTGAAAGGTGGGGGAACACATTGAGTGAAACAGATTTGCTGGTACTAGCAAAGCAATACATGGCGGATAAAGCCCTTATCGTGGTAGTCGTGCTTCTGTTCATCGGCTACTTTTTGAAGAGAACGCCCAAAGTGGCGGACTGGATGATTCCTTGGGCGCTGACTCTCGTCGGGATCGTTATGGCATGCGGCATGCTAGGGTCATTCAGTGTAGTGAACGTGGTGCAGGGAATCTTGGCTGCGGGCATCGCCAACTTGACGCATCAGCTATGGAAGCAGACGACAGACAAACGGGAGAGTGACCAAGATGGCAACTAAAGGAATCGATTGCGCCGTCCCCCTTACAGCGGAAAAGGCAAAGGCGATGGCAGCAGCAGGCTATAAATTCGTGGCACGTTACATGGTACCGGAGCGTCTGGCTTGGAAACGACTGACTAAAGCGGAGGCAGGGCTTATTACCGCAGCAGGCATGAAGGTAGTCTCCGTTTTTGAGACGACTGCTAATCGTCCGGCTGGAGGAGCTGCAGCTGGGCTAGAGGATGGAGTGGAAGCATACAAAGAGGCGCAGCTCATCGGGCAACCGATCGGCAGCGCCATTTATTTTGCTGTGGACTTCGACACGAAAGCGACTGATTACACTGCAATCGAAGCCTATTTGCGCGCAGCTGCGACGAAGATTCCGGGCTACGAAATCGGCGTGTATGCGGAATATGACGTGATTGAAGAGATGGCAAAGCGCGGTGCAGCCCAACACTTTTGGCAGACATACGCATGGAGTGGGGGCAAGAAGTCGCCTCGCGCGAACATCTATCAGTACAAGAACGGCCAGACGATTGCAGGGCACACAGTTGATTTCAATGAATCATACGGCGGAGAGGGCTGGTGGGATACTCGCCCACAGGCGGTGGAAAAACCTGTGGACAAGCCCGCCGCTAAGCCGACAGAAATACCGGAATGGAAGCGTGCTGACCATGATGAGTTGCTGGCGGCTGGGCTCCTGACATCTGATCATACTGCCAGTTTGGACGAGCCTGTGCCACAATGGATGTTGTTCGCGATGCTCAATCGTCTTCGCAAAGGCGAGACGGTGCCACAGGAACAGCAGCCTAAACCGGTACCAACTCCAGATCCAAAGCCGGATTCTGAACCGGTACCGACTCCGAAGCCGAAGCCACCTACCATCCTCGACTGGGCGGAGGTGGAGAGGCGTACCGCGCTGGCCTCGGTGCAAGTTACCTTCGGGACAGCTGGGCGCGGATCCGGCACACTGCTCCCGGGTGGTTACGTTTTGACGGCCAAGCATGTGGGGAACGGCATCGATGTGATAACGGTCCGTACGAAAGAAAATGGCACCGTTGCGGCCGGCCTGGTGGGCGTTCACCCGGGCTTTAAAGGACCTGACGGAAAGCTTGTTAATGTTGACGTGGCCTTGTACAGGGTGACAGATACAAAGCTGCAGAACATCCTACCATCGCTACCACTATCACCTGAAGCTGTAATAGCTGGACAAGACCTGCTGTCTGTCGTACACGGGGATACGTTTGGAAAGGTAAAGCGCGGCACAGTGGATCGCGTTTCTATCTCTACCTCCAGCCCGCCGACACCATGGGAATTCGACTGTTCAATCGATGGTAACCCAGGAGACAGCGGGGGAGCTGCTGTCAATCAATTCGGTGAGCTGTCCGGTGTAATCATCCAAGAAACAATGGTCAATGCCAAGATCGGCAGCGCATGGCAACGAGTGCCCGGTTGTGAAGCGATCAACGTAGCTCATTCTGTTGTGGCAGACTGGCTCAAACAATACTTGTAAACGACAACGGCCCTCTGGCGGAGCGATCCACTGGAGGGCCTTTTTTGTTTATCGAGCTCGCACTAAATTTACGAGCCCATGGTCAATCTGATGACGGGAGAGCGGGTGCTGCTTCATGGCATCGAGTACCTTGCTGTTGTCGATCGCCAGGTAATGCTCCAGAGTCTGCACGCGGGCGTGACCGGAAATCTCCTTCAAGATGAAGAGGTCAACCCCCTGTTTGTGGAGAAATGTCAGGCAGCTGCGCCGAAGCGCATGCAGGCTCAGGCCTTCCTTGTAGATGCCAAGGCGCTGCGTGTATCCCTTGAACATCCAATCGATCCCTTTCCTACTGTACGGCGTGCCAAACTGCGTAAGAAAAAGCGTTTGGTCATCCTCGCCGCAAACGAAGTATTTCCTCCCGCACTTATACCGGCTGATTCCGGACCGGTGCTCGTTATTTCTCACCTCATCATAAACAACCCCTGTTTGCAAGTAGAGCTGCAGGGCGCAGGCCAGTTGGGGGATCATCGGGATCACCCTGTCCTTCCCGCCCTTTCCGTCGCGCACATGGATATAGCTTTCCTCAAAATTTATATCGTAGGTTTTGAGATTGATCAACTCACTCACACGCAGCCCCGTGTACAGGAACGTGGCAAAGATTGCGTAGTCTCGCACCGCGTGCTTGCCGGTCAGCATGATGCCGTCCAGCAGCGTCTTGGCCTGCTGCTCTCCCAAGGTTATCGGAATTGTTCGTGGAACCTTCATTCCTTGTATGTTTTTAGCCGGATTCTTTGCGATGTCATAGTCGTCATTGTCAATGAAGTATTCGTAAAACGAGCGGATCACAGAAATGGCTCTGTTTACCGTGCGCGGAGCCAAACCAGCATCTACGAGACTGAATTTATATTCGCGGATGTCCTGCTGTCGGAGTTCCAAGAGGTCACGGGTCTTGAAGTGAGCGGCAAACCGTTTCAGATCGGTTTCATATCCCGATAAGGTTTTAGGCCGCGCGCCGCGATCAGAGCGCATGAAAAGCAAGAATTCACGGATGTAGAGGTCATTGGCGTTTGTTCTGACAACACTCAAAACGTTACTCATGATAGTTTCCTCCCCGGAATGTAGATTCCAGGACAGGGCCTAATGTGTTAATATGTAGTTATCAGGCTCTGCCTGGTCGCGCAAAAGCCGTTTACTTGTCTGCCAGGACGGGACGGCTTTTGCCTTTTTATTGGGTAAATCTTGTCTTTATTATATAAACATACCAAATTCATTACAATAAGTAAATTTACCTATATGAGTAAATATACTTGAATTGGAAATGGAGTAAATGTATAATCTTGACTAAGGAAGTATAGATACTTGGTCGGGGTGATTCGTATGTTTACCGTTCAAGAGGTTGTTGAAAGGCTGACAGAAGAGGGGATAACCAGCAGCAAGCAGATGGTACAGCGCTGGTTAAAGGAAGGCCGGATAGATGCAGAACCACCCAAAAAACGAAAGGACGGGTATAGGGTAACTGAGCAAGCATTAAACCGCTTCATCGAATCATGGAAGGAAGCTCGAAGCCCAAAACGCTCTGCAAATGAGTATGAAGCAGAGATCAAATCTCTCACCCTGGAGTTGAACCGCATGCGGGCGGAGATTGACCATCTGCGCGAAGAGCTGCAAAGGGCAAACGATCGTGAAAAGGTTCTTTCGGCCGATCTGCACAATGCGATCGATAAGCTTGATGAACAGAAGAAAGCACCGTCGGTCGATTGGAAACGCAAATACGACGAGGCTCTTAAACGAGGCCGCGAAAAGACAAACATGCTAATCGCTGCGGAGCAGGAGATAGACATTTTGAAAAAGAAACTGGCCGATCCGGAAAAGTACGGTGTTCAAACGAAGCCGGCAGCTGTTGATGAGGGGCCAATCCTTTTGTTTACAGTTCGTTTCCAATTCCAGTCTAAGAAATACGAGGCCAAGGTGTATACCTATCGGGAGATGTATTCCGTTTACCTGTACGAAATATCGGGAAAAATCCAAAAGGAAATTCAGGTAGACAAGAGCAGCCCTTTATTTAAGCGGTTTCTGAAAACTGTCAGAGATAAGCATGGTGTGCGCGTGGAGATGGCGTTGGCATCTTGGCAACAGCCTGTGTCGGCTGATGAGGTGGATCTATGAGCCGGAGCCCAGAAGAAATTATGCTGGAGTGGCTATACTGGCACCACGTAGTCGAATACATGAAGCAGGATCTACCCAAACTGGAGGCTGCGGATAGTTTGCGCTTCCCCTTGTTCGCTGGTTGGGTGCTCCGACAACTTGGGAGCCAGGCATATGCGAAAGAACAGGAGGCTGCGAAAGAGCTGCGTACAAATGGCATCCGGTTTGTCAAAGAGAAAGTCGATCGTGGAGAGGTATTTGTCGTCTGGTCTCATCGCGGTAACACGGACATCTTCCGTATTAGAGAGAGGGAGCTCCAGGCAGAGGCGCAGAAAAAAATAGATGAACTGATGGCATTGATGATTGAACAGAAACAAGGAGAGCCGCCCCGAGAATAGGAGGCGGCTTTTTTAATGTAAGCAGGAAATATGTCCCAAATGTAGAACTGTTGAATTGTGACGAAAGGAGGGATACTGTGGAAAATACTGCAAGCATTTCATTGAGAGAAGAATCGTATTTTGATGGTGGAACGTTTGATAGCATTATGGTGAAAATTATGGCCACATTACTTACAGTAGCAACTTTAGGATTCTGCTATCCAATAGCAGTTGTGATGCTAATCAAATGGGACACACAACATACGGTCATCGAGGGCAGGCGGTTGCAATTTACCGGTACTGCATCTGGACTTTTCGGGATGTGGATTAAGATTTGGTTGCTGGGCATCATCACCATTGGCATTTATTATCTTTTTGCGTCAAAGACCATCAAGAAGTGGAAAGTTAAGCATACGACGTTTGCATAATAGGAAACCCGTCTCCGCATTAAGCAGAGGCGGGTTTATCGCATTCCTTGGCTGCCAGCCTGGCTTCTGCGCGGGCCTGTGCTTTGCGCGCGGCTTCCTCGGCAGCAGCTGCCTGTGCTTCTTCTGATTTAGCAGCATACCAATCATTATCTAGCGCGGCATAGTGTGAGCGCTTTGATTGAATGGTGTCCCGCACTTCTTTCCATGGGCGTCCGTAGCGCTCAGCACTCTGTTGCCAAGCGTAGCGGCGGTCTTTGACCTCTGGTGGCGGCGGTACCATGTCGGCTATAAAGGCTGGGCAGTCGGCACCGGATGGAAGGCGTACCTTGTTTACGGCCCGATGCTTATCTGGCAGGGCATCATACAGCACCTTCGCGTCATCGTAGGGCTTAAGCGCATGGGCAAAGCGTGACAACTCGCTCAAACGTTCCGTCTTGTAGCTGGTGATTTGGGCGCCGCCGTCCAGCAGAGCCTGAGCAGCTGCGCCCATCTGATCAATGGAATGGTTTGTATACAGTTGTTTCACGCGATATTTCCGAAACTCTACAGCCGTTTCACTTGCTCGATCCTCAATATAGTCAATTACCTTATGCGCTTCGTCCCACCATTTCAGGCACGGCTTACGGTTCGCCTGATCGCTGTCGATCCGGCTGTAAATATTAAAATTGATCTTGTCATCGAAAAAGCTCAAAATTACACCCTGATACTCCTGCCATGCGTCAAATGATGCTTGGATGCAGACGACATGGCCGTATCCGCCTTCTGGGTTATCCATGATTCGGCGCAGGTCAAAGATAGGCTTCCCGTCTTCATTCAGCTTCGGTGCCTGCAAGAACAGGTTCGCTAGGAAGGGCGTAGACGATAGGGTCTTCACGCGGGACAGGATCGGGTCGATAATTGCGTTTACACTTCCGCTTGCTGCCTTCTCCTGCAGGTGGAGGAGGTCGCGTACAACATCTGGATGCGTTTGTACTTCTGCTCTACCAAGTAGCTCCTGGCGATATGCGGGCGACGTCAGGGCAAGTTCCAGATCGAGAAAAGACCAGCCCTTCCGGGTCGTAATCGCCCGCATGCAGGATATGACGTACTGCTGCATCCGGTCGGAAAACTCGCCCGTCTTGGATAGGCCGTTGATAAAGCCGACGAAACGGGCGGTCAGGCGTTCGCTGATCTCCAAGGCGGCCAGTTCTTCGTCTCCACCTGCTGTTGCAAAGGTGCGCCCGTATACGTCGTCCCATCCGAGTGGCATTGGTCTAGCCTTGTTATCTAGGTTCAGAAGGTGCAACTTTTCATCCGGATAATCGGCTGGCAGGCAATTCACGAAGTTACGCAGTACCTGCCCGTCTGCTGTGTCAATCAGAATAGCTGTGAAGCCAGCCATGACCATGTCATATGCCCAGACAGTCCCGAAGCCTTCTGACTTGCCGCTGCCCTGCTTGCCCTGAGCAAAGGTCGTCGTACAAAGGGCGTCATAGACCGCCTTCGTTGACATAGCCGCCCAGCCTGTAAGAGGAATGCGAGCAAGCTGCCGGACACCCCTGGTCGTCACCCAGCCAATGCGGACATGCTTCATACCGTCGCCCTCGACCGTCAATTCTTCCGGCAGCTGGACTTCCTTGTGGCTGCGGTTTCGGACCTGCGGGAATTCCTCGAGCAGACCGCGACCTGGTAGCTGCATAAACTTCCCGGCTTCCTCACAGCTTACGCGCAGCGGCTTGAATCGGATCGAATAGCCCTTCCTCGTCTCGATCGCGTCCAGGTACTGTGCGGTCCATTTGGCAGGAACATCGGCGCGCTCCAACTCATTGTCGGCGGTCAGGTCCTTCCATGAGTTCGCCAGAGTGTAGGCTGTATCGCGGCGGCGGGCGTGGTCCTCTGATTGGACAGCGATCCGAAGCCAGGCTTTCAGAACGTCATCACCCTGCTTGCGCCGTGTCGCGGGTGTCATTTCGGCTATTATGCGGGCAGCCTCCTGGTAGCTACCTTGCTCTTTGCGATATTCTTCAAGACGGACCTTTTGCTTTTCGGTAATCCGGGTCATGGATAATAACTCGAAACGAGCTTTCTCGAAGCCAGCATGGATCGTGCGCAGTATCTTGTTGCCCCAGCTGGCATTCGGGACGTAGCCCTTATCGAGGAGATTGTGGGCTTGCTTGGCTTCCTTAAACCATACGAGCGGGTCTGTTGGTTCGAACATAGCGTCGAATACCGCAATGTCGTCTCCCTCTAAAGTGCGGACGGCGGTCAGTAGCGATGGCAAAGGGTAGTTATTGTCCCGATCGGTCGCCAGACTGAAAATATCATGCTTCCGATAATGCAGCTCGGTACAAAAGGTCTTTTCAGGCGCCAGCTTAGGCAGCGGTTCCTTTACCTCTTGGATCGTGATCCCACTGTCATAAATCGCTTCTGCCTTGCGCAGGAATTCCCCAGCCTTCTCCTTGGGCAGCAGCAGATAAAAAGCAATGTCATTCGGACGCATGATGATGCGGAAGTTGCAACGGTAGGGGCTGGTCTCAGTCAGAAGTTGACCGTCGTGGAACCAACTGCGTCGTTCGCTGGGCTTTCTGTAGAAACTAGCGATTACCTTTCCCAAGACATATGCCTGGTTGTTGCGGACGCTGGAGGTTGTCGTAATCTCGTAAACAGCGTAGTCTACTTCCTTGCGTTCAAAGATGACCCTTCCGCCAATCTTTACGATCATGAAAACACCGCCCCTCGTAGAATCCAAAATACGATGTTGCCCCAGAATATCGCTTTCTTCGGCCACTCCGCACCCAGCGCCCATAGTCCAATCAGTAGGCAGGTCGCGATCGCAACTGCGAAAAATGCGTCCGGGCTTACGATGTAAGCGCCTGCGGCGTCCCACCAATGAACGGGATTGATCCAGTAGACGAATACGTCCCAGGCGTCGGCTGCCTGATTGACCTTGTCGGCTGCGCTGCTGATTGACTCGATCGGGTTTCCGCTGATCTTGACCATCATTTTCCGACCGCCCCCGTTCTTTGTTCCAACTCTGTCCAAACGTCTACGCCCAGACTCGCATCCAACTCAAGGAAGAGGAGTGGTACCAGTAGGATCAAAACGTACCCGATGATTCCTTTGAGGACCCGGCCCTTCCAGTCTGGCCAATCCAGCCAGGCTTCGACGATTCCCCAGATTGTCACGATGATGCCGCCCCAAAAGGCTCCCTGCTGCACCAGTTTCAGCAGACGGATACCGCCGCCTATGCCATTCGCTGCAAAGGCTGTATGAGGAAGAAGCGCGATCGCCATGGCGTAGCAGACAGCCAGATACGCTTTCTTATTCCGTTTCAGGTGAGCGATAGCGCGATCTAAGCGGCGGGCAGTCTTCTCGTCTATTGGCGGCAGCTGTGTGCCGCACAAGTCCTGAATGGTGTTCCCGTTGATGCGTATTACCTTTACCATCTCGATCTCCTCCTCATGGATAAATCTTCAGTGAGTCGGGAATGCTGGGGGAGAATACACGAAAGGAGTGTGGCGAAATGCCAGTAGCAGCTCTTATCAAAATTGGAATTGGTATTGGGATGATGATTTGGGGAGCTCCAGCTGTATTTGGAGGATAATTTTTCGACAGGTTCAGCGAACAGGCATAAAGCAGCACCCCAATGCATACGCTGTGAGTAACGCATGCGTACACGCGAGTAACGCAACAGCTCCATTGCCAGAGTCTACCCACCGCCAGATTTGGCGGTTTTTTTGTTTTCTGGACCGGCTAGCTCCCGTATCTTCGACTTTTGAACGGTTCAATATCCACTCCGCGTTGAGCCAGGCGAGAGAGCGCCATCGACATCAATTTGCCTTTTGCCCATCCAGAGAAGTTGATGGTTTTTGCGATGGCGTGCATCTCCTTCTCCAAAAGGTCCTCTGTATTAAAGACAACTGGCTTCCGTTTTTCACCCATGACGTGTCACCTCCTTGTATTGTGTTGAACCACGCTGTGTGGCGTTATGTGGAACAGTGTGGTGATGTGTTACTATCTGATGCGGCAGGGATTGTCCAAAATTACACTTTTTTCTCCACAGACGAGTTTATGTTTTCTTCAGTCTGTCCATCCTGTTACCGAGGTGACGTGAATGTTCGGACTTGGTAAACAAAGGAGCCGATTGGGGAAATATCTGGATACTAAAGAAATACCTCAACAATGGCTCGTTGAAGAAACGAAACTAAATAAAAAGACCATCAGCCAACTTGCATCAAAAGATGAGCCTTTGCCGTCTGGGTCCACAATGCAGAAGATTATTCAGGCGCTGCGTAAGATCGATAAGAATTTGAAGCAAGAGGACTTTTGGCCAATGTGAGTCATTTTAAAAAAATTTCATATTGCGTGTTCGTATAGTGTTCGTATATGCTTCCGATAGGAACTAATGTTCGATTAACGAGTGGAGGCGAGACAAATTGAGACCTTTGAAAAAGATGAATCCGGGCGACATTAACGACAGAATTGTTGCTGCTATTGCAATTGCATTTAAAGAACCGAAAGCGGTAGCCAGCTTAGTGGACGAAAAAACGGGTGTTACATATGGTGTCTCTTTTACGGATAGGAGGATTTTAAAGATATCCGTGGGTAATGGGGCCAAGAGACACATCAACAGCTTATTGGCTTTTTTATCACCACAGATAGGGGAACCAAGTAAGATGTATGTCAAGGAATCAAGCCTTTACTCTGGGCAAATGATCTCATATATGGAATGGGCAAACCGATAAGAAACACAGAATCCCCCTGGCGATAACCAGGGGGATTGTTCAGTATAGATTGATACCAGTCATGATACCAATTTCTTTTAATTATTGGGAAAAGTGATCAAAAACATAGGTGCGTTAAGTGCTGTAATTGCTGATCTTATGCGGTTTTGTGTTTTGGTTTCATATAAACATAGTCGAAATGGAGGGAAGTATCGGTTAACCCTTGCGCCACAAGGGTTTCCGGGCTTCGTAACATGTAAATACGTGTCTGTAGTGACTTTGACGCTCCCATGCCTAAGTCGCTCGGACACGTATTTTTTATTTTTTATTGCACGCAAGTAAAGCCCTCCTGCGGATTTTTTGTCCGAGAAGGGCTTGTTTAATGAGGCAGGTCATATTTTACTTCAGAATAGTTGTGAATCATGAGCTCTCGATGTGTGATTTTCCCAGTTCGTTTATCGATGACTCTTCGCCATATCTCATTCTCTCGGAAGTTCTTTCCTTCGATATGATGAAATTGATGATTTTTTTCTTCCAACTGGTAGATTGATGACGTTTGATCACATGTAGAAGCTGGTCAACGGAGCGCTCTTTTGCAAAATTCACGAAAAAATTGCTGCTCGTTCTCTTTACGCGAAGCTGAAGGACTCTAAGTTTATATACCAAAGGTAATTTAACGAGGATTTGTTTTATCATTGAGCTGGTCACCTATCAATAATGGAGTTTTTGAGGGCGAATGAGCTTTGTTGATAGAAAATTATACCATAGTATGGAGTTCTCGGAGTTTTCGCTAAGGTAGATGAGCATGTATTTTTCTAGTATTTGTTTTGGGAGAGATATTCGGTGAAGGAAAAATACCTTCAGCAAATTTGTTAATGCCTCAACTTTCGCACCATAAAA